CCTGCTACTGTGGCTGGAGAGTAGGCATAGGGTGAACCGGCAATGGTTTGGAACCTTGGAACTATGTAATATTTGTTATTTATGCCTACTGCTTCAAGTATATGCTGGTGTTTTACATCAATAAAACATGAAACGTAAGGGAATCTATCTTCAAATTTGCCGTACATGTCTGAAGGCATAACAATGTGGCGTATATCGGTTAGGCCAAACGGCTTTTCTTTTACATCTTCTTTGATGATAGGGTGAACATTATCACCAAAATACTTAATTAGATCATAATTGGTTGGCTGCCATTTCCTGCTTACACATTCTGTTTGCCCATCAACACCATCGCACCAGGCTACATCTCGCAAATGCCAGTTTCTTGTCAAAATCCCATCAGCTTTACGATTTCTTTCCTGACTTAATACAGCTTGCCCAAAAGTAATATAGTCATGGTCGCCTTCACTGGTCGATCGAACAAAGTTACCACCACGGGCATAGAGTATTTTCCGGTATTTGTTTGTTGCCCATTCAAGCCATTGCTCACCGGCCAGATCAATCTTGTCATCAACACCTATTTTGAACCAGTCACCATCGCGCAGCATTGCCCCAAGGCTATTACCAAGATCACGCCTCATTAATACTGGAGACGAACTTACCAACTGATCGGCTAATTCCGTCCCTACATTCCTGACGGTGGTAAAGTCTGCTCGTTCTGGATAGAAATTATCAGCAAGTGTTTGATAAAGACCAAGCATTTGAGCCTGCCCTTTAAACAGTTGGCCGCTTAAACTTACCAGTTCTTCAGGTGATTTAACCAAGAGACCCACCTCTTTCACTTAACATCGTTCCAGCACGACCGCGCCTGTTATAACGTAATTTAGCCATACGCCTGTTTCTTGTTTTTTCTTCAGTGCTATCCGGCAGGAGCGATCTTGTTCCAGTTGCTTTTGGTTGTTTTTTTCTGAGCAATGTTACTGCTTTCTTCCTGTTGGCAGCAATCTCCTTCAGCCCTATATTTGCTACTTTCCCAGTTAGGCCACCATAGGCTCCTGCAATTTCAGATTCCAGTGCTGCTCGTTCTTTTTCCTCTAATGTCGCCATAAATTACCCCAATTTGGTGTTTTCGCTTAACACTGTTCCGGTTCGGCCTGATCGACCATAACGAAATGCAGATTTCTTTTTTACATTAGATGTGCCGCCCGTAGTGATCGGCTTCCTAACCAAGCTTTTTACTCTTGGTTTTTCTTTTGGTGTTCTTGATCTTCCTGCGCCCGCCGCATCATATATACTCATGTTCTCATAAACCTGCTTGATCTGCGTTGTGGTTTTATTACTTTGACTGCTCTGAAATTCTGCTCTACCTTTCTTGTCATCTCAGGGAATAATTCCGTTAACCCCCATATTAGCGAATCTGCTCTATCAGGGGATTTAACCCCTACATACCCACCTGTTGTCATTCCACATAGCTGATCTTCAATTTCATGGAAATGTCCCACATGATGTATCTTTTGCTGTTCATATAATGCCGCTATTGGCTCTGCCCTGACGACCTTGCCTCTTGTTGCTGTCACTGGTCTATACGAGATATCAGGGTCGACGGCATGGATAACCGATCTAACCATATCGCCACCGTAGTTCTTTTCGCCAACGATGGAATCAGCCTTATGTCTTTTATACGTCTCTACTGCTATTTTACCCCATTCTTCAGGAGAATACCTCCCGCTTAAATCTTCCAGTAAATAGCCTTTGTTATCGGTTCCTAAAGCAACGACCGTTATACCTATTTCATCTGAGCGTAAATCTTCTGCACCTGTACAGCCGGAAGGGTCAACAGAGACAATAATACGCAAGAAATCAGGTAATGAATTTTTCTGACCAAGCACTCTATTTTGAGCTAAAAGCTCTTCTGTCCACAAAGAACCGTCATTATCATCTGCGAATCGCCCTAATAAGAACCTGTTTCTGGCCTTTTCAGGTAGATTATCCAATATATCAAAGTATTCTGGTGAGATATTTTCCCTGTTGTCATTAGGGTTTATCAGGTAAAACCCGTAGTTTTCTTGACGTTTGTAGGGTATTTTTGTGATGGGGTCTTTCTTTTCTATGGCTACAAGGTATGTCCAATGCTTTTTGGATGGCGGGTTAAAGTCATAATAAGCTTTAAGTTTTATTACTTTGCTTAGCTCTGCGAGCCTTGATAGTGCTGTAACTACCGAACCCCACGGTATTTGACTGCACTCATTGAAATATATGGTGGAGAATTCAAGACCTAGAATCTTTTCCGTTCTTTCTTTATCGTCCAATCCACCAAATATAATAGTTGATTCATTTGGCAATATAAGCCGATAATCCTGTTTATTGTATTTACAATGTGCCCAAAGCCCTGGAAAGCACATGTCCATTACATCGGGCAGGGTCTTTTCAATAATAGAGGCTTTTATCGAGCTAAGAGTAAAACGAAATATTACATGGTTGGTTTTAGGTGCTTTCAAAGCTCGGATTAAAACGGCTCGAACCAGCATCAGCGTTTTGCCAGAGCGGCCACCACCCCCAACAAAGCAATGCGTTGAGTCGGAAGCAAGCATGTCCATTGCTTTTTCTTGTGCAGGTGTTAGTTTGAAGTCCACTGAAAAAGTATAACACAGATGATATAATATACTAATGCAAACATATGTTTACACATCAAGAGACACCAACGGTTTTAGGGAAATTACCGTCCACAAAATAGCTGATGACCATGCTGAGTATATTGGCGGCAAGATAATTGATATAGAGAATGAGCACTTCTACAACGAGCACAAAATAGTAAACGCTATAATCCATCAAGTATACGGCGAAGAAGAAAGGGCTGTGTTTAAAGTCTAAAAAAGTGTTGCATTCCCTGCTGCGTATTAGTAATATGATATAAGGTTAGTATTATTAAGGGGAATAAAATGAATAAAGACAAAGCTTACATCGTAAATAACGCCAAGCTATTAGCCAATCCAGAGGAACCCGTAATGGAAGAACATAAGCTTCAACGAGAGTTTATTGACGTGCTTAAAAGCAAAGGGGAGCTTGATAAATTTGAAGCATATTTAAAAACAGAGTTTCCTACCACTATGAGCGTTCTCGAATACTGTAATCTTTTTGCTCCTTCCCATTGGTGGATTACATCCGAAAATAGTTGGAATGCTTACATTGTTCAATACCATCCAGAGGCGATAAAGCCTGAGGTTAATATTTTTGCTGAAAATTCGATCTGGCCAGCTCTCAGCACTCATATTGATTCTGTTGCAGCCCCAAATATAAGTGAGTCAACAACTATTACCTTCAAAGGCGGTGGCTCTATTGCTAGGGCAGACTGTGAATTTGTAGACTTTAAAGGGGTATATAGAATAGATGAGCCATCTGAAGAAAAACGTGTGCCAAGTGATCCAGATAGGGCTAAGAGATCATGGCTAATGCAAGCTGAAATGAAAAAAAAGGGTAGGCCAGAAAAATCACCTATGGATACGTTCAGAGAGTATCTTGAGTCTCAGGAAGTGCTTGATAAATTTGGCCGAATCATGCTCCTTAGTTTTATTCAGGACTCAAACATTGACTTCCCGATAGAAGAGGATGCTTGGAGCAACCTAAAAATTCACGCTCCTGTGTGTTGGGTAAAATGCGCTTTTGAGTGGGAAAAATCAGGGGATGCTAGGTTTTGGGAGCATATTCATGCTCGATGGGTGGTTATATGTAGGGCAAACAAATGGGAGTAAAAACAACTCTACCAGACGCAGCAAATAACATAAGGGGTAAAAACTACCCTAAATGTAAGTGCAATAAAAACATGCTGGTAAGCCAACACGCAGTAAACTGCCTTAGAATTGCCCACAGATGGGATGAAGACATTAAGACTACTGACCTGCCGATAAGAATAGACCAGTTCACATGCAAAACATGCGGAGACAGACAGTTAATAAGAATTGTAAAAAATGACCCTATCTTTCTCGCAAGGGAAGCAGCCAATAAAACCCCCAGGGTATTCTACGGAGCAAGGAAAGCTGGACAAATGATAGGGTTTTCATCAAGCGCATTAAAAGCCAGCCAATCAACAGGGCTTCTACGAGAAGGGGCGCACCAAATTAAAGCACCTAGATACTTCATGCGAGGTGTAGGCATATTATACGACAAACGAGTATTGGACGAATTCCTAAAAGAATACAAGCAAGCTCCAAAATCTATATGGCGCCAAGGCGGGCCGAGAAAGGGAAAGAAAAAGAAGGTTGAAAAAATTGGAGATACACAACTAGAGGGGTTGGAATTATGAAAAATCCTTGGGAACCGCAAGTGGGTGATTATGTTGAGTTTAGAATACATGGGGAAGCATCCGTTCTAGGAACAGTTGAGTATGTGGCTGAAGATGCTAGCGAAGCATGGGTTATTTCAAAAGATAACGAAATGGGCTTAACCAATTACTTTCATATAAAAGAATATTATCTACTAAGGGTTATGAAGAAAAATGAAAGCATACAGAATTAACAAATATGACTGGTTTGCCGCCAATAGCTTTAATGAGGCAGTAAACATCGCCGTTGTGCACTATGCAGCGCATCCAGATAATGTGATTGATAAAATATACGCCACTGGGCATCCAGAACCGCTGGACATGGAAGTGCTAATAAGTGTTAAAGACCTTCTGGAAAGTATGGATGCACCAGGGATTTGTTTCGGGCTTGAGCGTGAATAAGGGGAAGATAATGATTAGAGAAGAATGCCA